TATCCTGCTGAATAGGTAAAGTCATGAGTACCAACTCTAATTTGTATAAAAAGCTTCTTGGGGTTGGTCTTTCATCAGCACTGGCACTTTCGGGTGCTTATCTGGTTATTCCACAAGAAGGCTCTGTAAAGAAGGCAGAAACTCATGTTGCTTATCTAGATGCTGTAGGAATTCCAACTCTTTGTTATGGGCAAACTGGACCATCTATTAAGCTTGGACGTACAGCCACTGAAACAGAATGTCTTGAGATGTTATCGGAAGAGCTTGTTAAGGTTGATAAACAGTTAGATAAAACATTCAAAGTTAAATACCAGAATGATTACCAACATGCTGCTATGGTAAGTTTCGCTTATAACGTAGGTATTGCTAATGTCCAAACATCTACTTTAGCTTCTCTGTTTAATCAAGGTAAGTACCAACAAGCTTGTAATCAACTAAGCAAATGGGTTTACGCAAAAAAGAAATTGCTCAAAGGCTTAGTGACAAGACGTGAAGTAGAGCGCCAATGGTGCCTTGGTAATCCACCTAAAGATGTAAAGGATATTTATGAAAATAATCAGTGATTGGCGTAAGCACCTTCGTTCATACTCTGCCTTGAGTTTGATTGCTAACCTTCTAATCTCATTGTCTTATGGTATCAGTGTTGTGCTTGGAATGGGTCTTGTCTCCTTGAGCCCTTTCTATATCATCCTTGCCATGACAGTTGTAGCTGGTCTTGGATTCTTGGGCAAGTTCATTTCCCAATTTGAAGACGACATTCAGGAAGAACATCAGAATGAATAATATCCTTATTGGTGCTCTTCTATTCTTCATCTGCTCTACAGGGATATTTGGCTACGTTAGCTATGACTTAAGTGAGCAAAAAGGTATGGCTGTACAAGCACTCCAAGAAGCTCAGGATCGTCTTTTAGAGAGTGAAAAGTCCCTTAAGTTACAGCTTAAATCCTGTGAAATAAGTGATTCTGTTACGTCTGAATACCAATCTGATAAACAAGCTCAGCAAGACAAAGTAACCACCACTATTTCTAAGGTTGATTCCCTTCCTAAGAAAACTACACAACAGGTAAACCAAGATGCAGAGATTGATATTGATTCTAAGTTGCCTGCTGATCTTAAGCGCGTGCTCTCCGAGAGTTGTCTACCAAACGAAGGAGATGCCTGTGATGCTCCCTGACAGTTTGTTGCAAGATCCTTGTGGTGCGATTAAAGCAGGCGACACTGTACGTTCTTTGGCTAAAGGCTATGTAAAGAATACAGGTTGTGTATTTGATTACAAACTTCTTCTTGAGAAACAACGTAAGTGGAAAGCCGAGCAACAGGAGTTATTCAAAGATGTCAAATGATTTGGGTAACAATAGAATCAATAATTTGTTTGAACGCCTAGCAATTGCACTTCTAGGTATTCTATTTACAATCTTGTTCACTGCATACCAATACCAACGAACAGACTTTAAAGCTCTTGAAGAAAAAGTGTTGGTTGTACAGATCAACAAAGTAAACAAAGAAGATTTAAAGGATGTTGAAAGTCGATTGAACACTAAAATGGATGCAATGTCCAGCAGCCTCAGTCAAGAGGTTAGGAATATTAAGTCAGACATTTTAGATAGAATCAATGACATAGCCGCTAAGAACAAAAAGTGAGGCGACAATGGTATGGGTGATCATCGAAAGGATTGTACATTTATTGACATTGATGTTATTGATCTTAATGATCTCCATCGTGATGACAAATAATAAAGCTTCTGAGGATATTGGCAACTTCGGGCTGAAAATTGACCAAGTGAAGCAAGAGTTCCTTGTTGTGATTGGTAAGAATATGGACTACGTAGATAAACGCGTTAATGGTATCTCTGAGTCACAAGATCGTTACCAAGTGGGGATGGACCAAAGAGTTTATATTGTAGAGATGCAATTGAAAGCTCTGCAAGCTGATAAAAAGAATAATCAGAAGATTATAAATAACAACAACTCTAACGCTGTTATTTATCAGAAAGAATAACAATAACAAGCCAGTAGGCACATTAAGGTGAACGCCATTTTACCTTTCTCAGAAAACCTAAAAGCCTCGCTCTCCGTCATTGGGAAGCGAGGCTTTCTTTTGTCTACGATTTAGTCAGAACTGTAAGACGAACTACTATCTGAGCTACCCGAGTCATAGCTGCTATAGGAAGAGCTTGAATCACTGCTGTAACGGGAACTAGATGAGTCATCATAACTAGAATAAGAACTAGAAGAGGATTCATTAGAGTAGCTCTGTGTTGGTTCTGGGATATTTACGGCCTCACTTCGTCCTGTGTGCTGACTGACAGGAGTTGAATCGGCAAGTGAGTCCAATACCAAATAAGTCAATGCTAAATCCTGAAAGCTTGTATCGACATGCCGTGTTGGTCCATAAGTTTGTGTGGTTACAGGAGCTGTATGAGGATAAGACTTAGTTTGGCCACTCTTACCAACACGTTGCTTCTGAGGCAACTTAATTACAGGCTCCTCACGATCTACCACAGCCATCGGTTTTACTTTCTTGAACCAAGATTTAATTGTGTTCCACATATTATTTACCTACCGAGAGAAATGGGGTTGCATTACCCGGAACTACAGTTGTTGGTAGTACACCGTTCCAACGTTCAGCACGAGTGAGTTCAATCAGGTTACTATTACTAGACAGAGCCTCAGAGCGTTTCTTGATTGCACCAGCCTCTGCTTCACCCTTCAACGTAATACTAAGTGCTTCTGCCTTAGCTTGGGCAAGTTGACTGTCGGCACGAGCTTGAGCTTGGGTTACTGCAATTTGAGCACTTACAATTTCTTTATCAAGATTCTGTTTCTGTGTTTGAACCTCCACCTCAGCCTTCATACGAGCTTCCACAGATTTCTCATAAGCATCAGAGAAATCAATATTTTCAAGTTGAACACTATCAATCACTACTGGACCTTTGATACTGTTCTTAACGCCGTTGGATACATCAGTCACGAACTTAGCTCGATCTTGTACAGCACTAATTGCCGTATACTTACCAAATGTATTCTCCACTTGGTTGGGTACTTGACGATTAATCAAGCGCTCTACCATCCGATCAATGTCACCAAAGTTGGTGTATACATTCAATACTTCAGACGGTGGTACATGGAACGTAACACTTGCACGGATTCCTGCTGGTTGTTGGTCGCGGCTGTAGGCTTGTAGTTTGTCATACTTTACAGTGAATGTTTGAACGCTAATCTTAGTTACAGATTCAATGAAAGGGATCTTAAAACCAAGCCCCGGTTCAGCCAAACCTGTCACCTTACCGTTACGCAACTGAACACCTCGTTCCCCTTCTCCAATTGTGTAGAAACTACCAAGTGCCACACTCAACAACAGAATAGCAATGAATCCACCGATCACGGACATTACGATACTTTTAGTTTGCATTTATTTCTCCTAAGTTTTAGTTTGTTTACTGCGTTTATTGTACACCATTATATGGCTTGTGTACAGTTGTACTCATCAGAAAACTATTACCCCGTTGACTGACAACCTTTAACTCGTGCTCCTGTTCTTCTTTAGTCATTGGTGACTGCTTACCTTTATACAGACAAACACCGCCAATTGCAACCGCTAATATTGCCCAAATAATCATTACTCAGTCCTCTTCGACAACGATTCAAAAGTTCTTTTCTCAACTTTCTTCTCTACTGCTGGTACTTGCAAACTTTCTTTCTGTTTGATTACCTGTGAATTTAGATACACATACCCACCGACTAGAACCGCAACCAAGATTGCAAGCGTAGCCACAATATCTTCATAACCTTTCATTTATCACTCCCAAGGATAATTCGATCCTTATCCCCATTAATATGATTTTTAAAATAATCTTTCTGGTAAATTGTGAAGCTACTGCCGTCCGACCAAACTTCTAGAACGAAGCTGTGAGAATTGTTTGTGTATTTCTCAAGAGCTTTGCACAGTTTTACGCCTTGTTTAATAGTCAGACCTTGGATGTTCGTTTGCTTATGTCCGTTGTAATCATTTTGAATGTTTAGAAGTAATTTACAGATGTTCATTTATACCCTCCAAAGAAAAAGACCACAAGCTTTCGCCTATGGTCTGTAGTTTAGGCTTCTTTCAAAGCTATGTCAAAGTTTATTTTACAAATCATCCCAACCATCGACAGACTCTGATGTGTCATATGATGTGATTGCGGAGGACTCAAAAAAGTTACCTCGTGTGGCACCTTGCTTTGAAGCATTCTCAATATGTTTGTAAGGATTATCAACACCTTCATAAACCTCTGGAATACCCAACCGCCCAAGACGATCATTGCACAACCACTTCACATACTGTTCAGATGACTTCTTAGAGATACCAAGAATCTTATCTCCGTAGACATCGTGACACCATTCAATCTCTTGTTCAACAGCCTGTTTGAACATGTCAATAATACGTTCCTTGTATTGCTCAACACCCAACTCTTTCAAGATATTAATAAAAATACCCATATGAGTTAGTTCATCCGTCTGGATATAAGTGATTTCCTTGTCTGTCTGTACAAGCTTCTTACGGTGTGCAAGTTGATGGAAGTAACCAAATCCTTGATAAAAATACAAACCCTCAAGAATAAAGTTAGCAATCACTACATCAATGAATGAACCTTTATCTTTGTTGTCTACAAACTTCTGTGCAATATCCGAGATAAACTTGATGCGTTTACGTAACGGTTCATGAGTACGCCACATATTGTAAATCTCATCACGCTTCATACTCGGATACAGAGCTTCCAAAATATATTGATAAGTTTCACTGTGGATTACTTCTTGGAAAGCCTGTACAGCAAGAAGGTTCTTAACGCCCGGACAAGTAATAAACTCCGCAATATTAGGAAGATTGTTTACCTGAAAAGAATCAAGAAAGATTAAGAAAGAAAGTGTCTTACGAACAGCTTCCTCCTCTTGTTCATCTAGCTCAGATAGCGTAATACGATCTTCAACAAGGCTGACTTTCTGTGGAACCCAGAAGTTGCCAACCATTGTACGATACAGAGGATTAACCCATGAATACCGAATGTTATTGAGGTTAGCAATACCAGTGGGATTACCACCTAGAATTACTTGGTCCTCGTAGCTGTCACCGCCATTCTCATTGAACAGCGGGGTAGCTTGTAGCTTCATTCATTTCTCCTTAAAATTCATCCAGCGCAGCCCACACAATCTACTGCATCTTTAATTAGTCGCTCACCTTGCTTCACGGTGCGGATGTAGTATACAGCTTTGTTTTTGTTCATCCAAGCACTTTCATGTGTATCCCACAACCACTTAGCACTGAAGCCGGATTGATTCTTATCCATGACATACTCTGCTGAGATTCCTGTGTCAATCCATTTCTGCATTGCACCCACTACTCTGGTCAAATCCCAAGGCTTGAATTTGGTAATATCACGAGCGTAGCTTAGAGGATTCTCTTTCAAGTACATCGATGTTACAGGATTCAAACCATCTCGGTTATCCTCATAAAAGAACGCACTATACACAGGCATCATACTAGCAGCAGCGTCCATGAAGATTGAAGTACTTGTGTTAGGAGCTGGGCTTGTCAGTTGACTGTTCCGAATACCAAACAAATCAATTTGATTCTGTTGCTCTGCCCAATCATAACGACCACTGGTATTACTAATGAATGTTGATACCCGATTACCATTACTCCACTCACTACCTTCAAAAGCCGGATAAGAACCACGTTCTTTAGCGAGTTTTACACTCTCTGAGACGCATCCGTACTCAATAGACTCTGCCACCAAGCTTGCAAATTCAACGTCTAGAAACCCCTTATTTTCCCGAGCAATAAGGTCAGCATACCCCTGAATCCCAACACCAATTGTACGAAGAAGATTGTTATGCGTTTCGCTCTCTTCTGTTGGTGCTTTAGTTAGTGCAATACCATTATCAAGAATGCGTGTAGTCAGTGCTGCATAGTCTACAAGCTCTTCTAGCTTAATACGTCCAACAACCAAACTAGCCAAGTTGCATGTATGACTCAGTTTGTCAGGAATCACAACACTAAACGATTCAGTGCAAAGGTTTACACAAGGAATATCACCAATGTGTTTGTTAGGATTATGCTTGTTGATTTCATCCAAGAAAGCAACGTAAGGCATACCCGTCTCAAACTGTACTCGCAAGACTTTCTTCCACAGTTCTTTTGCATTGTGTTTACGAACTGTTTTAAGTTTTCCTTGATCTGCTGCAATTACACAAGTGTTATAAGCTTGGTTAAACTCTTCACCAAACACGGAGAACAATTGAATACCAAGTTTCTCTTCTACCTCATAAGGACAGAATGTATACCAGTCTTTGGTAGAATCATTCTTAGTTTCCATGAACAAATCATAAACACCAACCTGAGTCTTGATATCGTGTGCTTTAAGCCGCTGATCCCCAGCTTCTGTTTGCACATCAAGGTAAACATCAACATCCCCGTGCCAGATTGGAACGTGTACAGTAAATGCGCCAGCTCGTTTACCACCTTGGTTAACACTTACTGCTGTATCATTAAACAGTTTTACCCATCCAATAATACCACCACTTCCCCCCTCTTGCCCCATCAACTTACTACCACGGCAACGTACACGGGCAAGGTCAACACCAAGACCCCCACCGTTCTTACTTACCAATGCAGCATTCTTCAGGTTGTCATAGATAGAGTGGATATTATCATCTACAGAAATAATGAAGCAGCTACTAATATTACCAGCGTTACGAAGGTTACTAAGCCAAGGTGTTGCAAGGCTGACCTTACGTTCACTCAAAGCATCATATACTTTCTTTGCAAATTCTACTTTATTAGTTTCTTCGGGTCCAGCAATAATCATTGCATTGCCCATAAACATATGCTGAATACATTCATTCGGCAAGAGATACTTACTCTTAGCTGTTAATACAGAAGCAATAGAATGATCTAGATCCCGCTCTTGTACAATGTACTCCCCAAGTTCTTCAATATCTTCATCAGAGTATTGTTGGAACATTTCATGAGTCCAGTAGCCAAGAACTTCTTGTTCTTTAACAAATTCAAGGAATGGAACTTCATAAGTTCGTGTCTCGGCCCAACGATTCATTGTCTCCAAACGACCAGCAACAAATACCCAATCGGGTTCTTGCGGTGTTGCTAGTGTCTTAGCATTATCAATGATGTTGGCTTGTAACTGCTTAGTACTAATTCCGTCAAAGAGGAACTCATCAAACTTAGACTCAAGGGCTAGAGGATTAACCTCCAAACCCTCACAAGCCCAGTGTACTACTTGTTTAATCTTTTCTACGTTGAAGCATTCCAAACTACCATCACGTTTACTAATCTTCAAAACTCACCCCTTAATTAGCATGTCGTTCAAGCTCAGACACAATGTGTGCCGTATTGCTATAATTCTTACCCATATTCATCAACTGAACCCGCAGGTCTAGATCACAATTAGCCACGATGTTCTCCCAACTACTTGCCCCTGACTTTAACCAAGTTTGATCGGAGCGTTCAATTCCTACAAACCGCTCACAACTTACAATATTACCACGCAAGTTACGATGTTTGGAATACTCAAGTGTGTAGGGTTCTTCTGTGTCAATACCATTTTCAAAAAGAATCTTTTCAAGGGCTGCTTTATCATCACTACCAAAAGCTGCTTTGAAGTTATCAATCAGAAGCAAATCACTAATGCTCAACACGTGTCCAATACCGCTCATACTTCTTCTCCATCAAATGCATCATAAGCTTCACGAGGACTATAGCTGTCAAGATAGTAATCCAAAAACTCTTTACTATTTTCCATAAAGACCAGAAAGCTATCTTCTTTGTTCAACAAGAAACTTCGCACTTTAATAATGTTCAGAAGATCATTGATCCAAGCTGCAATTGCGTAATCTGATTGTTCTTTAAATTTCATTTTATTTCTCCAATAGTTCTTTTTCAATTCCAAACTCAAGCGCTTTGCGATACTGAATAAATCCTTCTTTGTGGAAGTTACCGCTCAAACTCTTACAGCTTCCACGTTCAAACATCACTTGGTGTTCCGTTGGGCTGAAATGTGGAGGATTTTCAGGATACAAACCTTCACTTGGTAGGTTTAGCATATCATAAATCTTCTTAGCTTTCTCTAAAGAATCATCTAGTTTTCGATAACTTACTTGTCCTGCACAAGATGCAGAAATCATAACAGCCTGTTCTACATCAATACCACAACCTTTCAGATAATAACCATCACCAAAATAAGGCATGTGCCAATCGCCATCTGAAAGTTCAGCTGAACTGCTGTTGATAATTGCTTGCCCAATCTCATATGCCAATGCTTTAATTTCAGGCTGTGCGTCTTTGTGTAGTCGTAACTTTAGGAACGCTTGCCAGTCATCAATTGTAGCAGTAGCGACACCTTTAGTCCACATAAAAGGTTCAAGAATACGGTTTACAATCTGTTTGTGTAGGCCCATATCTGCAAAGATTTCAGCCCTTCGGGCCGCTTCTTTCGCTGTCTTAATCCAACATTCTTTACTTGCCTGAAGCATGCCCTCTGAAACTTGTTCATTAGCAACCATACCCGGCTCATTCTTACCCCAATGTACTGGCATTGCTGGGTTATACATTACTTGTTCAATCATCTGTTTTACTGGTACAGCACGCGATGATTGGAAGTTACGACTAACACTTCGATGGGTGTTGAACTCAGGAAGAACAAAACGATGAAGTTCAATCTCAAGAGAAATCAACCGATCATGCCTAAACTTGCTGTCTGCAATTACTTTTGCACTTACACTCATTCTCCCTCTCCCTTAAGCCACTCTTTAATCTCTTCTTCACAACCATCAAAGTACACCCAAAAAAGTCCTGTTGCAATCATTTTCTCATAGTCTTCTTTTGATTTGATTACATCTCTCCATGACAACTTTGGTCGTTGTGTTGGTACGTGTGCGGTTATCATCGTACTTCCTTTGGGATAAAACTATCCAGTTCTACAGCGACAAATCCTACAGGTTTAGCAATCTTTCCGTCTGGGCGACGGCAAGTGTAGAAAGAAATATTATTCAGTACAGAAGTTTCAATATAATATTCTACATCATCACGTTCTTCAAGCTTCTCTTTAGCTTCACAAGCTTCATAGAAAGAGTTGAAAATCTTATTCTTATTGTTGTCAATGATTTGTTGGATACCACCTTCAACATCAAAGCCAGCTTTCTCAAGCATATCAAATAGCTTGGAAAGAATCACGAATGTGTCAACTGCTCCATCAAGCGTGGCTCGCATATCACCATGAAGGATTCCCTCTAGAGTTTCTTCAGCTTCTTCTACGAGAAGTCGAGATTGGAGTTCTACTGCTTTGTTCCACTCAAATGTATCAAATGTGTGATCTTTTACTGCCGCTTTAGTGTTCCAATCAATAATTTGATTGTAAAAATCATTCAGGTTTTTCATTTTACTCCTTAGTGTAGCCATAATATTTAAGTTCAGCTTCTTCTCTTACTTTACAAGCTTCTTCAAAATTTCCATACAACCCAATTCTCAAAGAGTTCCCATCAACTCCAATCTGAACTTCCCACAGTCCTCGTTCTTCAATCCAGTATACACCAGTTCGACCAGAAGTGTTATTTGTATTTTTACGACGATTGTAACTTTGTTCAGACTTGCTGACCCAGCGACAATTTTCTTTATAGTAATCGTCATTCGAGTTGATCCGGTCTAGAGTAAATCCTTCAGGTCTTGGCGCCATATCCTCAAAGAAGTTTTTAAATCCCTGTTGGTTAGGTTCCATCCATCTCTCTCGAACGGTGATACCACGTCCACCATAGTAGGCGTATCTTTCAGGGTCTGCTTCAGAAAAGCACCTTCCGATCATACCTTCATAAACAGTTCTCATTGATTTATAATGATCATCTGTTCTTCGACTTTCATACCTACAGGTTTTGCACATTTGATCGGGACGACGAGTCAAATTGTTCTGAAGAACGATAACCTCTTTTCCACATTTACAAGTACATAACCAAGACCTAGATCCTTTTGCAGTCTTCTCAGTCTCTCGGACGACGGTATAATGTCCAAAGGTTTGTCCTGTCAAATCCCTCCTATACAAATTCTTACTTTTTAATGGCCTACCCACAACTAGAACCCCCTTAGTACATATATTCTAGATGAAAATCATCTACGTCAAAACTAGTCCAATCTTCAATCGTATAATTCACACGACAATCTGTGTTTTGGTCATATCTGGTCTTGTAGATAATTCGTTTATTAACCTCAAAACCTTTTAGATTATCAAGACGATCATCGATCAACCCTACGACTTTATCAGTGTTTAGTAGCCACTTTTCTTCGGTAGAAACGTACCCTGTAAGGAAATTGTAGTGTTCCTTCAACCAACTCTTTTTATTCTTGGAACTGTAACCACACTTCTCAGCACTTAGGAATACAATCTGGAAATACTGACTAAGAGCTTTGAGTTTTTCAATAGAACCCTCAATTGGTTTCATGTCAAAATAATCAAGATCTTTCCAGAATGAATAAGCATTCTCTACGTGTGGGTAGTAGGAACCAAAGTTGTAGTTGGTCATAGCACATTTTACGTATCCGTGTTTCTCTCCAAGATACTCTCGCCAGTGTACGTCTGAAGGAGCTACAACCAGATCAACATCAACCAAAAGGATTTTCATTTAATCTTCCCTGTCAATACAAGTTCAAGCTCTGCAAGAATGTTAAATGCAGCATGTGCCAAATGAACAATATTACTCTCTTCATCAGTCCTGTCAATAGCTGGAACACCCTGAGCTTTCTGAATAAATCCTTTCACCCGATGACGACTAGCGGCGGCAGAGAACTCAGTTTCAGCATTTGGAAGATTCTTGAAGTCATTAGGTTTGTAACCCTTATTCTCTTCAGCCCAACCCATTACCTTTGCAATCTCTAGGATAGCATTAGGGAAACCTTCATCAAACAGTTGCATCTTCACCTTGCCAACCTTACGTTCTTCTAGAACTGGTCGGGCAATTGTCCCTGTTGTCACAACTTCAGGCGGGAAAGAGTACATAATATCAAAAAAGGTTTCGTACATTCTCAGTGAGATAACATTGTTGTCGCTATCTACTAGTTTAGTGATATAACTAGAACCGTCCCAGTATCCGTTGTTAGCTTCTATTTCAAGAACTTCATACTTCTTATCATAGAAGAGCTTACTGAATTTACGTTCACTTTTCTTTAGTGAAACTATATCACCAACTTTAACCAACCTTTTATTTTCCAGACCCATCGTTATTCATCTCCTTAAGCCTTTTAATTTGTTCGATCATATCTGTCTGTTGTTGACGTAGAGTATGAACGAGATTCCTCATACTGTCAAGCTCATCCTCTAAAGTTTTCACTCGTTCATACAATCGAAAATCCATACTATTTCTCCGAATTAATCCAGCGCCCATTCGAATCAAGACGCATCGGCTCCAACACAGGCATAGAGTCGATAATCAACCCTGTCCCAATAATCGGCCTTTTAATATTCACATTGTTGTAATTGAATGCAAGTTTATCATCATCAATCAGACAACCACACTGCATGCCCCAATAAAGCCCTGTACTGTTACCCCAGTAATCAATCTTAAATGTCTCATGATAGTGGCCCTGCAATGCATTCATGCCCATCTGTTGACTAAGCTGAATAATATTACTTGTTTTACCATGATGCATGTAGCACTTCTGTCCATTAGGCAGATCTACCGTAAGATCAAAGCTCCACTTCCAACCACTATCTACGCCCAATACTTCATTATACGATTTTATGTAGTGCTTTGGAATACCAAATACTTTAGCCTTACGCCACACCAGACTACCATGATTACTTTCAAGGATATCCATCTTTGGAAAGATCTTAAATAATTCAGCAATCACAGGCAAAGCTTGACGAATCTCATCACCAGCACTTGGCAAGTCTGGATCACTATCATGGAAGCTCAAGGCGTGACCATCCACCTCATCACCCAAACAAATTACTCGTGTTGGATTATATTTTTCTTTCAAGTGCTTCAAGAAAGCAATAGCGTCTTGGTGGTGGTAAGGAATATGCAAATCACTAATCAACAAGATTCGACTGTTGTCATGTTCAACTTTATCATTCTTTCGTACAGAATAAGTTTCTGAAGAACGACGGTTATCTACAACAACTTGACTGAACTCTTTACGAAGATAATCAGAAACTGTTGAGCGTGGTTTATCCAACAACTCAGAAATCTTCCTCCAACTCTTACCTGTCTTTGCTAGTTCAATTGCTTGTTGTTTCCATTCTACTTCACTCAACTTTCTTCTCCTTACGTTCTTTAAATGTATGATGCAAACTAGCAATCAAATGATAAAATCCGATAAACCCGCAAAGAATTACAACAAATGTACTCGTCGGAGGAACAGTTCCAAATAGAATCCACAGAAGTGCTAGGATTTCATGTTGCCGTGATTCTTTCATTTAAATTTCACCCCTCAACTTAAGCACCAACTCATACAAATCATTATTAACCTTCAACACAGCATCAAGCGTCTCCTGTTTTTGGAATACTGACATAGTAACGAATCCGTCCGAAATGATTTGATTTCTCTCTTTCCAGAATTCCAACAAAGTCTGATCTGGCTTAATAGTTACAGCCTTCTTCGGAAACATCTCTATAACTTCTGACATATTAATCTCCTGATTAAATTCCAAGAATAGAACACCAGATGTGAAAGTATATAGCAAATTCAATTAGGTTTGCTGTGAGAGTTGTTGTCCAATAGTTCATACTATTCTCCCCAATTAGTTGGATTTTCATCATCAAAGTTATCAGGTAAGGCGTAGTCTCGTTCAAGTTCGGGCTTGTTCAGCAACTCAAGCACTTTGTCAAGTTTCATTTCAAGAATAGCGATCTTGATACTAAGTTCACTAAAGATTTCTTGTTTAGTCATTTCAACATCTCCTCAGTTATTTGTTGTCGCCTTAGTTTAGCATTACCTAGTGGCGTGATGCCTTTATCCAAAAGCCATTGTTTATCTTGTTTATTCTTACATATTTCAATTACAGCTTTCTCTACTCTTGCTGTCTCGAAATCTACTCCCGTTCTTTCTTGTAAATTTTTAATCTTGTGACACGGCAGACAGACGAATTGTAAATCACTTTCTTGAACAAGTACAATACTTTCCATAAAAGATTGTAAATCAGAAAGCTCTCTCAAACTGTTCTGTCCTTCACGGTGATCAACGTTAAGCTGATTACTTGGAAATTCACCTCCACACAGGTTGCAAGTACCTCCCCAAACTTCTTTCACTTTACCTTTGGGATTAGGATTCTTAATCTTACGTCTGTATTTCTTAATAAACTCAAGTTTGATCGGTGAACGATTCCACAGAGCACGCCTGATACCGCCACGCAGAAAACTAAGGAATGAGCTTTTAGTAGGCCAGATGTTTGGATAATTTAGCCAAGGCTCTTTCATTCACTAAACTCAGGCTCAAAAGCTGAAGTAAGGTAACGAGTTTCATAATGCTCGGGGGTAATAACTTCAGGAACAAGCTCTTGGTACTCTTGCAGCTTCTCGTAAGTTGTGCTATCCCACTCTGTACCCCAAGAATCATCCCAAGTACCGTTACGTGTAATCAACACACCAAGGAAGTCACTTGCATCAACGTCATCTTCAGCCAAGGCTTCAATGTCTTCTTGAGTGATTGTGTGAGAAACAGTGCAGTAGAAAGAAGAGTATTTACGGTGCTCCTTCTCAAATTCACCAACATCTGATACGTATTCCAACAGATAATCTTCAGTAATCTTTTTCATTTCAGAGTCTCCAACTTAGTTATTCGATTCCTAGTTTTTTAAGTACATCGTAAGCACTTACTTCATCGCCTTCAAACCTCAACATTCTAGCCATTTGAAGTTGTTCGTTCAAGACATATTTCCAATCAATCTCAAACTCATCTCCACGCCAGCCAGTAATAACTTTAGGTTCTGGATATAAAGTCTTAAAGATTTCAGCAGCCTTAATCCAAGATTCCTTATCGTTAGTACAATCTTTAAGGGCTTCATAGGCTGTCACTTCTCCCCAATAAACATCACTAAAGGCATGGGCTTTATAGTGGTCAGAATCGTCTTGACCGCACACCTGCCACATTAGATGGAGGCGGCCTTCCCCACGTACTTTACCCTTAGAATCTCGCCACAAAGAGCCAAACTTATCACAGTTAACAATGCCACGCTCAGGACTATTTACGTTGAAGACATTGACTGGACAGCCCCAGAAATCTTTATCTTCGCAGAGAATAAAGTGATCAGGTTTCTTGTAAGCTTCCATTACACATTTATCATCGTTCTCAATTCCTGTGACTACTTCAGCTTTAAACTTCTTGGTAAGATACTCAGAAACTTCATCAAGCAAAAGAGCCTTGATAGTGTTATCACGGTTTCCTTTGTACTTTAGGAGTGTACTCTTCTGTACTCGGAAGCTTTCACCTTTACCAATAAAAGCTTTGTAGTCGGTTGCACCAGAAGCTTCAATTGCACTTTCAACCATTAACTTTGCTGTATGGAGTACGTTCTCAATTGGTTGGGCTACTTGTACATCTTCGTAAGTGAAGTGCTCAGGAAGTGCAATCTTTTCAGGTTCCCGTCCTTTATTTACTTCAGCTAGCCACCCACCTTCCTTTTTCTTATGGTGTCCGTAGAAGGACGTGCGTGTTTTGAAAGATTTCTGCCAACCTGTTTCCTTGTGTTTAACTAGGATGGAACGATCTTCACCAACACTAGCAACCCCGTGCTTGAACATATCTAGATCTATAACTGCTATCTTACTCATAGATTCTCCCAATCGTACTGCTCTAGCAATGTAACAACATCTGGATGAAGATCCGAGTCATAAGACTTAGCTATCTTGATCAGCTTATTCTTTGTGCCTTCTACGTAGTGGCTCCGTGCTTCTTCAACAGTCATAAACCTTTCCAATGTTGTGGCTCCTGACTCACGATATGTGGAAACGTAAGGCATCTTAGTTCCTACTGACAAACTAACGCCCCTCGGTAGATCAATATTCTTTTTCTCCGCTACTGTTCGTAGGGTTGAATTAATCACTTTAGGTATGAAGTAACAAAACTCTGGTCCATACACCCGAGAACCTGTCAAATCTTTGTCCAGTTGGAAACTAGCTACCTCCCTGCCCGGTTGTTCATAGTACCAAGATGCAAAATTCTGGTAGTTGTACCATATAGGCAATACCGAACAATCAGCATAATTCATGTTTTTCTGCCTGTAAGCTTCTGTATAACACCGGTCCAACATATGGCGAAATAGTTTATATGGTTTATACGGCTTCCCGTTACTATCAGCAGCTTCATATGGACCCTCACCTAAACAAGCTATTCCTGCAATAGTAATAGCATTCTTGGCACGAAGGCACCCTCTGATTATATCTTTAGACTTTACAACTCTTGGTATCTTATCAATATCAAAGAGTATTGTCACGTTACTATGATTTGCGTAGTCTAAAACTGTAAACCACTCACCATACTTATTTGAGAATCTGCTACCAATATAGTACTTGTCAGTTGCTTGTATTTTTGAGTTGTGCATTACTCCTCCAAACAAAAGCCGGATATTTCACCGGCTCTATTCAAATCAATTAAGCATAAGTTTCATAAGCAACTTTAACTTTATGGAACTCTTCAGATTTCTCTTCAAAGATATTCTTAACGTAAAGGGCAGCCGCTGCTTTCAAAGTTTTCACGTCAAGCTCAGCTTCCTTACCATTATCTTGCAGAGCTTTGACACTCAGTCGGGTGTTTTCAGCTTCAGTGAGCAGACGTACCATGTTAGTGAAAAATTCTTGTTCGTTCATATTTGTCTCTCCAGTAAATTAATTTGTTTTAAATGGTTGAGCATCCTTGCTCTTAAGTTCCTTTAGATAATCATCAACAGACGATCACTGATGCGATTGAAAGGCAGGTCTTCTTCGAAAGAAGTATCTACATCGTTTTTCTGTGGAACTGGGTTTGCTTTCTTAGGTACTACAACAGCTTCTTCTTCAGCAGGCTTAACCTCAGCCTTCTTCACCTTGTAACTAACACCCAAGACATCATCATCTACCGAATCAGATGAACCTTTCCCTTCATAAGCTACGTGCTCAATCACTTGAACAGTGTCCAGAGTAACAGTCAGTTGACCGTCCTGATTCTTGTAACCAAACAACTTCAGGTTAACTACCGAACCATTCCCAACATTCTCAGTGAATGCATTACCTTCTGCATCAATCACGTTGACGTTCATCGGCAAACCCTTTTTACTAAACTCAGGCTTGGCAATATTGAAACCCCACAAACCATCTACCAGGTCATAATTAGCTTTACCTTCTTCAACTTGCGAAGACAATGCGAATTTAATTTTCCGAGGTGGCTTAGAAGTTTTGGTGATGCCAACTTGGGAGAAGGACTTGTTAACCATCACTTCATCCAGTAGACGATCCTTAGCTTCTTCATCCACAAACACAGTTGCGCTAAACTCTTTGTCAACGCTTTGATACTTCAGCTTTGGTTCGTGTACTGCTGCATAGTAAACTACAGCATTTTTAATGTAAACGTTAGCTGTCTCCAGAGTGCCAGATTTAGGCAAATCACGTACAATCACTTCAGTTTTGTTAGTCATATTTAATTTTCTCTATTAAGTTGTGTATAAGTTTTGTTCACATTATTGTGAGGGTGTTGATTCTTACGAATCATTATCTAGCTTTCGCTAAATTCTTTCACTTCTCAGCCTTCTTGGTTGAGACATTCTTGCCAGCATTCTCAGCAACTTTCTTAAACTCTTGATAAGTGTTTACCACCAAAGCCAACGAATGATCATCACTAATACCAGCAGCTTGGAAAGCTTTATACATTTTAATCTTATTTGTTACAGTACGATCAATTACAAAGTCTGTAATCTCGTTATACTCTTCTTCGTAAGCTTTCAAACCGTCCAACACTTTACGTGCAACTGGCTTGAACTCTGGAATCAGGTCAATGTACTGGATAATCTCGTTCAGGTCTAGCGACATCTTTTATTTCTCCTTAATTAGTGTTTAGTTGGTTCAGTTTTCTTAGACACATTAATACCCACTACAGCAGATTCCTCAACAGACTCTTCCAACCCACCAAACAATTGACTATCAACAAAGCTCTTTACAGCCTGATTCATAGCATCTCGTTTACTGGACTCCCAAAGTAGAAAGTCCTGAATATCTGAGAAGACATATTCTACAGTGGAAATTGATACGTCACCAACTTTTTCTACAGAATCGCGAAGGGTTACTGTGCCCATTATCGCACCTGTTTGCTAGCAATACGAGCAAACTCTTCTTGATAGATCTTCACAGACTTATTCCCGTTAGCTTTCAAGTCGCGAAGATATGAGCGGGCCTGTTCGCGTGTTTCAACTTCTGCGTAAATGGTGGTATCATCTGCTACGGTGTATTGAATCTTAGTGATCATTTTATTTCTCCTCGGTTTTATTTAAATTACGCTTGCCAGTCTTCAGTGATTTGTGTCCAAACTGCCTCTTCAAGCTTTTCTTTGGACCATTTACTGTCTTGATCCATCAAACCGCAAGAGCCACCATAATGACCGTTGCTTGAGTTACGGAAAACGATATCACAACTTGTCCCGTTACCACTGTAGAATGTGCTGGTTGTTGAGTCAGCTTTGATATTGTATCCGTAAGCCTGATCAAACTCTTGTCGAGTACGTCCATCTTTAGTGATCAGACGATCCAACCAATCAGGTACATCTAGTTCAGTAACACCCGTAACTGGTGTAGTGAAGAATTTCCAGTTAAAGATAATATCAGCAAACCATGTCTCAGAGCAACAGTCACCTTCAGTTTCATAAATCAAATCCCCTTGATCTGTTACGAACTTCAACAGAGATTGGTCTTGATTGACATATAACTCTTTGATTGTCTTTCCCACAAGCTCTTGCATCTCTTCTCTCCTTTACAATTTAATTTGTACATCTATTGTCGCATGATTTATTGGGTTTGTACAGCGGTATTTTCAGGTATTTTGGATTTGTTTTGTAGCTTCTTTCCACAAAGCACCTCGTTTGATAGCGGAAACGATGCTCTGATTAACTCCAAATTTATCACCAATTTCTTTCTGAGTCAATACACCTTCGTGAGCTAGCAAATAGATTTCCACAGCCTTAGATTCATTTAGCTTTGCATTCTTGAAATTAGAACCCGTTGAACGGAACTTCTCACCTCTAGCGTGTCCATCAAGTCTAGCCGTAACCTTATCTAAAATCCAATCATTTTCAGGTAAAGTTTTGTTCGGACGATCACCATAAATAATTTCAGAAGCATCGTCATAAGCTTTTGCTCCAAGTTCTTCAGTTTCATAGGTTCCTAAGTGAAGTGTTTTACCATCTCGTTTAATTCGAACCCCGATATTATCACAGAAATCATCAACACGTACACCTAAATATTTATTCTTTGAACCTTTAGATTTACGCTGATTATGAGATTGGAACTTAGCCTCAGCCCATCGGCAATTTTCCTTTGAATAACCTTTATCGTTGTCAATACGATCAAGGGTCAAATGGTCTTGATAAGTCTCTTGCATATCTTCCCAGAAGGATTCAAAAGAAGACCATGAATCTTGATAACCAATTCCACGACCACCATATTCTGGATACCATTTATGTTTCACGTTATCACAGCGAGTCTTCATATCAGCCCAAGTCTGGTACTGTCGTGTCTTGTGCATACCGTGTGTTGTAATCCGTGCAAGATTCACACATCCACAAGAAGTTGTATTTCCACCTACAACAGCGTTAATCATGTACTCTTTAGGTTCACTTTCGCAAGTGCAACTACACAATAGACGACGACGTTTACGGCCAGAAGGGTACACGTATACAGGAGCTTCACAGATTACTGTCAATTCCCCATAGACTTCTCCTTTAATAATTTCTCTTTTATTCCAAGTCACTATATTACTCCTTACCCATCAACGGATCAACCAATTTACGTGCTTCAGAAATATAATATTCATAGTCCACGCCCCATTTAAAATCTTTAATATCATTACAAGTATTCACATTCCACTCTTTATCAATACTCAAACGACGATCACCATCAGCTTCCTTACCCTCTAGTGCAGGCATGATCTTTACAAGCTTGCCACCTTCTTTTGCAGGGTAATACCGGCAGATATTCTGCTGCGGTACTTCCGTCCCGTCAGGCATCACCATGATCAAGCGAGAGCTACGAGGTACTTTCGTACGCAACATAAAATCCCATTTGTCTTTATGGTTCTCAATGAATTCCTCAACAGTCCCACGTCCGAGAATCTCATGCTCGGCAGCTTTAGGAATCACCAACGATGAGAAGTTTTTATTCCAATCTAAATCAGCATATTCGTATGCACCTTTACGTTTTACACTTCCACCTTTTTCATAGATAGCGATGTAATTGTTAACGTCACGAATTGCCATCATAGAATAATCGTTACGCTCCATCTCCAGCTTTGTTGTCACTTCCCAATCACTGACAATTTTATCAACCAAAGGATCATCAGAACGTTTGTGTTTGAAAGTAATACCATCGGTGTTAGCCTGTACCATTTTCAAACCCTCAACCTTCAGCAAATCCTCTACTAACATACACAGTGAAAGCTGGCCCGAAATGGTAATTGTCATGGTATAAAGTGGGTCATAAAACGGACTAAACTCACTATTTGAATCACCATACACCCCGTTCAAAGCAAGCTTCATTACAGCGTTTTCTGGGCTACCTTTAGGGTGTGACTTACGCTCCACATAAACATCTTTATAGATACGGCAGAAGTTCTGTCCAAGATGTTTTGGATAGACGTTATTAGAGATCGCTAAATTTGGATAGTAGCTGGCGACATCTCGGTCGTCGATTACCTCATCCTCATCAGAGCGGACAATTGTTGATTCTACACTACCATGAATACCACCTGTACCGAAGTCAAGGCGAAACCCATCAACAACTACGTTCAATGTTTCAGCAACGTTCCAGTTCAACCAATAGGCTTTCTTCTGACCACCACCATTAGCTTTAGTTTCTTTACCTTTCAACTCAATTTCTTCAACCCAAGACAATGGGTTTTCTTCTTTGAGTGCTGCTAATTCCTCATCGGTTGGTTTGGTCTTCAGCTTTCGTTTCTTGGTTGTCAGCTGAGAGTATTTAGCAAGCTCCCCCAAATCTTTTTCAAGTACATCACTGAACACACCTTTTGTTTCTGTAATGCTTCGCGTCTTAAACCACTTCAAAAGAGCTTTGAATTCCTCACGTTCATACTTGATGTAAGGAAGAATTGCATCTTTCAAATAAATGATAGGACGTTTCGTTTGATTAATTGTACGTCCACCATGAGGATTCTTTGTATAGCAAGATCCCGGCATAGCTTTTTCAAGACGATTGATAAAATACTGTTTACCAATCTTCGTGTCATTATAGTTTGTACAATCAAATCCGTACTTCTCCGTTAGTTTCTCACGAAAACGAATAGCCTCAATAGATTCTTTATAGAACTTCAATGTTTGAAGGACATCGTGTTTGTTGTACTTAATTAGTTCATCAATCTCATGATCCTTTAACATCGTACCAACAGGATAAGGAAGATCCTCAATGTTGTCTGACTGCATATTGAATTCAAGCATCTTCAAAGACGTGGCACGAGCCTTGTTATCGAAGTGATGAATCTTAAACAGATCAACTTGGGGGATCTTTACTTCTTTATCCCGAATTGCATTACCAAACTTCTCATCATTCTGACTACGAATAAGTTTCATAGCTACATCATAAATCTCTTTAGCATTAATCACCAAAGGTTTACCAGCTACTTTTGCTTTCTTTGACTTCTCCAAAATATAATGAATGACTGGATAGTCAAAGCCGACATTGTTAAAACCTACCAACTTGTGTTTGGACGTAGCTACTTTGCGAAGAAAATCAAGCATCTCTTCTACTTCGTTTTTACGATCACTAATCTCAAAGGTACGAATCCCCTTACCATTTGAATATACAGCACAAAAAGTGTAGCAGTTTGGATACGTTTCAATGTCAAAAATCCATTGTCCTTCAATAAATTTCAAATCTGCCACAAATTATCTCCTAAAAATCAATTTCATCTATGTGGTTTTGCGGTGGATCTTCTACTTTACGGTCAAAATATTCATCACGATCATACTGCTGACGAGTCTCAGCGTCGTAGTATAGCGCACAAATCTCACCAGTGATACCCCCACGACACTTAGGCATGTCAACATAGGTCGTATTCTTCTCAATCGGATCTGAGGCCATCTTATCACGATTGATCACAATGTTCACGTCTGCTGACTGGATAAATGTCCCGGACCCTAACGCGTCATATTCCGTAACCTTACGCACATTACCATCTTTATCAGTTGGTGGCTTACGTGTGTGAAGAATATTGATAAACACAAACCCATTCTTCTTTTGCAGCTTCTGCCACATCATAAAGTTTTCCTGAACCTCTGTACCAAGAGAGCGCAAGAAGTCAGTCAGCGGGTCAATCACCATCAGTCGTGAATCATTCACCTTACCACTTTTCTCCATCTGACGCTTAAGAAGTTCAATCTCCCCTTCCCGCTCATCAATAATAAAGAAGCGAGGTTCACCATCTTCATTGTAAAGAAGATTATTCTTTAATACTTGTACTTCAGGTTGATTCAAATAATCAACAGCGTCATGACCATCTGTAAACCACATCAGGTTTTTCTTAAGATGCATTGACAGCAAATCAATTGTCAACTCTTCTTTTGTACGTTCAAGACTTACAATGGTTGGAACACGAGGACTATTGAACAACCAATGATAAATCAGAGTATCAGATAAAAAGCTCTTACCAATACTCGTGTCACCGATAATATTCACAACAGAGCCAGTGGATTTAATACCACCACGCATTGCAGCTTCAAGTTTACTCAGTTGAGGAGGTAGACCAATCTTTGGTGCTGTCAGAAACTCAGCCAAACCAGCTTCAGCATCACCAGAAGAAGAAATACCGCTACTGATGAACTCTTTAGCATTATAGAAATCACGAACAAACTGCTTCTCTTTACCGTCAATCAGCATTTGGTTTGGATCTTTACCCGACCATGTAGCAATTCGTACTTTCTCTTTTGGTAGAACATCTGCAATCTTCTTTGCAGCAGCACGACCAGCTTCATCATTATCCATGCCAATTACGATAATATCGTACATGTCAAACCAGTCGTATTGTTGAGCAGCTTGTTTAGCTGCTGTCAACTCACCAACCGTTGAACTTACTACAGGGATAGAATCAAACTCTTGATCCTTTCGATTATCCTTGAGCATCTGAAAAGCAGCAGCTTTATCTTCTTCACCACCCACGTAAAGAACATATTTAGCGGGAGATTTGAATTTCACCTGACCACTAAGTTGACTCTTACTGCCAGTAATTCCTTGATTACCGTGACTAAAGTCCTTTGGTGTGTTTCTGCATTTATAACCTGTCAACTTGCCATTGTTATTTGTTTCAGGATAGTAGCGAGCAATCACCTTACCTTGACTGTCGAGTTTACTCAGATGGCCAAAGAATTTATTAATGTCATCTCGGATACCACGGTAGCCATGACTCGCATATCCTGTGGATTGAATGAGAGATTTAACTTCTTCAACATCCATAACTTCAGCATTCTCAATAGCTACTTTCTCAGCAACCTTTTCTTTATCTTTACTTTCCATAAGCTCCTCTTTGGTTAATTTCAGAATTGAACACACTTCCTTAACAGCGTTGGGAAATGTCAAACCTTTATATTCTTTCACAAACTCAATCTCATCCCCACTCTGACCGCAGCCAAAACAATAAAATGAATTGGTGTCATCAAAGATATTCAAAGAGGGTGTGCGTTCCTTGTGAAAAGGGCAGCAGCACTTATCCCCAGAGATATCAAGGTAATGAGATATCACCTCTCGGATATTACTCAAAATTCTCTCCTAGCTAATTGCCTTTAAAGCCCAATGGCGCCTGAATGATAGCGAACTTGTTTCGCGTACTCACGTTCTTCTCCCCTCCAACACCCTGCAAAGAATATTAATCAAATTGCTTCAAGAATAGCAACAGCCTCTCTCACCATCTCACGAAGATTCTCCAATTTATCAGAACATTCTTCAGCTTCCTTAACAGCCTTATCCACTTTTGACTTATATGTTTGAGAGTCTACCATATCTTCCAATAGTTTACTAGAGAACTCTGACAAGTCCACATTACCTGCCGACAATAGTCCCAAGTTAGCGTAGTTTCTTAGCTCTTGCGGAGAGATATGACGAAAACCTAGAGAGATATCGATTGTACTCATTTCTCTTCCTTCAACGTAAAATATGCACCATTTACACATGTCACCTTAGGATTGTCAGCAGGACTAACTCTGAAGCTTTTCAGCCCACCGTTTACACTGCACTTGTCTTGTCCTTGTTTCCAGTCACTTTCTTCCACAAGTGAAAATGCAGAAATTACACCAAGAAAAATGCCCAGCCCAAAGAAAATTAGTTCGCTCATCACACTTCCTCCTCAATCCAAGATTCAGCCTGCTCAAACAATCGCTCTGCATCATAAAAGATGCTTCCCGCTTGGTCAACACTATCAATGCTTGAATAATAGCTGTCACCATCATGATTGTAATCCCAACCAAGCTGATAGCTACATACCTCACCTGTCTTGAAAGCAATATGAGCGTTAAAATAACTTACATAGCTGTGGCAATCAAAGTGAGGTTGGTCAAATATTGAGCCGTCTCGATTGAATCGTGTAAATGCCGGATGTTTAGGGTAGACGTACAGATAGACACACCATTTGTTCTCACCATCATATCCAATATGCTTTGTCACAGACACTAGAAAATTCTTCCCTTCTTTCTTCCATTCAAGCTTTGGTTTCCAGCTCCTCAATCCTAGATTCAGCCTTCAAAGATAATTCAGCAGCCACATGGCGAGCGTCACGGTGTCCAACCTTATAGGCTTGATTAGCATGCGGGCCACAAGAAACACACTTAACTCGTAAAACTTCATCTACAGGAATATTCATAATCTCGTTCTGCAGATTCATTATTCACCCTCCGTAAAATGCTCAGGTACTTCACCAACTTTACAAGTGAATTTACGACCATCAGAATAATGCATCACGAATTCTTCCCGGTAGTGGCTAGGTTCTTCAGAAAACAAAGGGCTGTCTTCATAATACATTGGCGTGTCAAAACCTTCAAGATCATACCAATACCAACGTTCACCGCAACAAGAGCAGTATTCAGAATAGTTGCTAGTGATTTCTTCTAACTTATCTTCTGCCTCCTCCCGACTGACAGCCTGAACAGATACATACTGATTGACATCTTCATTTTGGATAAAATAACCGCCAGAATTGTTTTGACTGATTGTATACCATTTCATCCCATCTCTCCCACAGCCGCCATTCTTCGAATAGCTTTCGCTGTATAGCATTACATTAATAATTCATTCAAGTTTATTTGCTTACATAGCTTAATCACATCATCTTGTCACATTGTTTGTGAGGGGTCAAGTCTTACCGAGCTTTTTACGCAATTCCTCGTAAGCTTTGATATCAGCTTGTTCTTGACGTTTCTGTTTGTCAAGAAATTCTTTCTGTGCTTTGTCAATACGAGCTTGGGCTTCTTGTTCAGTTTCCTCTCGTGTAGTGATGATGCGGATGTCGTGTTCGTAGTTGTCGTAGTACTCTTTATACAGGTCAATCTTAGCTTCTGGACCGTAATCTTCCAACCACTCTTGGAGCTGTGCAATGGCTTGGGTAAGTGTCATACCATCAATATCCCACTTGATATCATTTTGATGGGTTATTGTGATTTCATTTTTCATGTTCTTCTCCTTTAAATTTATCCCACTCTCTTTGAATAGTAGAGTAAGGCACGAAAATACTCACCCTCTTAGCATCCTTCATTTCAGCATGTCCACTGAGACTGTGCAGGGTTGTAGAATAGATTCCTACATTTATCCCCACCACTTTACCATCACTGTTAGCTACAACACTACCGCCAGACATCCCTTTAGCTAGAGGAGCATCATGGATTCTGTACAATTCTTTGCTTCCTTCCTCTGTATTCAGGAAGGGTGTGGAATAAAGTTTGCCCTCTCCTTTCAAGGTTGTCAAGGTGAGTCCTCTACCATACACAGAAATAGATTCTCCTGTATTCCCTTGCCTCCATGAAGGAAGTGACCCACCGGCTCTGTGCTTGAAAAATACCATATCACACCCTGTACTGCAAGCATATTCATAGCTTCTAAAAGGTGTGTGTTTTACAGTGACAGCATACTCTTCATTCCACTGTGTTGCTGAAGCCATATACCCTCCAATGGAGAATATTGTGAAATAGCTGTCTGACTGAGAGATTGTCGGCATCCCGTTGCAGCCGGATAGGGAGGCTGCTAGGAGTAACATTGTAGAGGATTTGTGCATTTTCATCTTGATGTACATAGGTTACTCCTTAGCCGATTAGGCGTTCTTGAAAGCAGATAGGAGCTTTCATATGCACTGAGTCTAAAGCGCAGAAGGCGGCCTGTCAAGGGTTGATTTAGGGCAAATACATTTACCATCTGTCAGAAGATTTTTCGAAGGGAGGGTTGACAGGGGTTGGTGGTGGAGGTAAGCTGTGTGGGAATCAATAGGAGAACAACCATGCAAAACTTTAAAGAAATCAAAGATTTTACGGACGTTTTGGAATTCACAGATGGCTACTACAAATTCAAGAAGGATAACCGTGCAAGAGCTAGCCTGAACAAGACCTTGGAGACTAACTATAAAGCAGTTTATCGTCAAGACACATGCTACAAGGATCAGTGGAAGAATGAATGTATTGACTTCTCAGGTGAAACCTTTTACGTAGTGACTGAGAAAGGTCGTCTGATTGAGTTTAAGAATTCTGAATGGGCGTGGATTGAGGTTATGAACAAATGAAAAAGAAATTCAAAATAATCGACACATCTACGGGACAGAAGATTAAGCTAAAAGAGGGAGAGATGGTTGTTATGAATAGTCAAGGTTTGTTCTTTGTTGTAGGCAATTTTATGGATTATGATACATATGTTAGGAAGCTGTCTGATGTGTGTCCAAGGTTTGAGGTAGTTTGGAAGGGAGATGAGTGATGATACCAACATTTGATTCAGAACACTACAACGAAGACTTGACACCAAAGAAATGTTATGAATGTGGATGTACAACCTTCCACAAGAAAGTGATGGACACTCTCGATGGTCATGTTATGGCTTTTAATCTTTCATGTCTAGATTGTGGGATTCTTCTACAGTTCTGGGATACTGGAACGTATAATGCTGAAATGGCTTGGCTGTCTAATGGTAGTAAGGAGTTTGGGAGATAAGATAAATATTCTCTAAACACCCTAAACAAAAGATAATTTGACTTGCACCTGAAGTCTGAGATATGAGACAATTCACTTATGAATTTGAGTGACAAACGAGGAAATAAAAGTGCAAACAAAAATTGAACTTCTCGATTCAATCATGGGAAGTGGTAAGACACAAGGGGTCATTCAGTGGATGCTGAATAATCCTCAAAACAAATATCTGTACGTTAGTCCAATGCTGACTGAGGTAGAAGAACGTATTCCTACAGCCTGCCAAGCATTGGAATTTACATATCCTTGCACAGAAGAATATAAGACTAAAGGTCAACACCTTTTGAAACTTCTTGAAGAGGGTTGTAACGTTTCCTTTACACACTCGTTGTTTACTGACTTGACAAAGCAACACCTTGCACTGATACGTAAACATGAATATGTGTTGATTGTAGATGAGGAAGTAGCCTTTATTGAGCCGTACAAAGGTAACTACAGTCGTGATGACATTGTATCGCTTGAGAAAGCTGGACACATTAGGGTAGAGGAAGATAACCTAGGTCGTGTAGTTTGGCAGTGGTATGATGATAATGAAATGAATGATACCGCATACAGTAAGCTTAAACGTATGTCTGACCTAGGTATGCTGTACTGTGCTAAACGTGATCGTAAGATCATGGTTGTTCACCTACCGATTGAGTTAGTACAGTCTTCAAGACGTGTTATTCTTCTTACCTATCTCTTTAAAGGCAGTGTGATGGAATCCTTTATGGATCTTAAAGGTATTGAGATTGTACCATTTAAAGAGGTAACACCACCTAAAACAACAAAAGATGTACTAACAAAAGCTAAAAGCCTTATTACTTTTATTGATACAACAACTACAAAAGCTGTCTCTAATCTCAGTATGTCTTCAACTTGGTATAGTAAAAACGCTACTACAGCGGACTTAGAAAAGGTTTCAAATGCTATCTTCTCTGTTTACCGTAAGTTTGGAGATAAAGAAAGTTTTATCTTTACAGCTCCTAAGTCTTTAGCTGACTACCAATATGTAAAGGATGAGAAACTTAAACGTAACATCATACACAAGAAGATGCCTAAAGACGTAGACTGGATTTATTGTGGTACTAAAGCAACTAATATGTGGTCACATAAATCAATTGCTGTTCATGCCTATAATCGATACGTAAACACAGCTATTAAAGCTTACTTACAGGATTACGGTACACCACCAGATGATGATATGTTTGCACTTTCAGAAATGGTACAGTGGATTTTTAGGACTTGTATTCGTAATGATGAACCACTACAATTGTGTGTTCTTAACAACCGAATGAAAGGTTTGCTTTGCAATTGGCTTAATGGAAATTAGTATTTGGGAAGTGAAACGTCCCACTTTTTTCTGGAAGCCTTGATTTATAAGGGCTGTAGAGGTGATCCCTTATAGTAAAAGAGTCTATGAAAGCTATTGACTTGAGGGTGTTTTAGGTTTAATCTTTTCTCTATAAATTACTTACTTAGAGGTGTAAAATGAAACTACAAGATCTTGAAAAAGCTATTCAGAAAGTAAAAGCTGCATTTGGAAATGAGTTGGTTAACCATAATATTTACTTTGACACCATCATGAATCATTTGGTTGTTGAGCTTGGTAAGGAGTCTCTTACTTTTATCTGTCAAGTACCTGTATTGGAGGATGAAGAATGAATCTGTCTGATTATGTATTGGAAAATCTTAAGCTAAAAGAAGAACTTAGTGATGCTTACAAAATTATTTATGCTATCAAGAATGCTTATACTCATTATGAATATGAGGGTGCAATCTCTGAACTTGAAGGTGTTGCTTTGATCTATGCTGAGGTTCTTGAGAATTTAAACGAAGAAGCTACCGATTTTCTGGAGAAATACAAATGAAACGATTCACAAAATCCATGCTAAAGAGTGGTGACAGGGTAGAGCTTCGTAATGGTGTAATATATATTGTAATGACAGATACTCGTTCGGGTGTGTCCCTCTACTCTACTAGTTGTTACAATAGCTGTGAACTTACAGAAGATCTCCTAAGTAAAAGCTATTCAGATTCTGATGTTATGAAAGTATACACTGTAAAAAATTTATCAGGTATGCTGAATCTGGAAAGTGATTGTGAACTGATTTGGGAACGTCCCACTTATTCAGAAATGTTTGATTATATTGAGGGATTGAAATGAATAAGTTTATCGTAAAACTAACAGTAAAAATGCAAGATGGAACTACACAGAGAGTCACTACAGAGGTGTTTGCTGACACCACTCATGTGGTTACAGATATTGCGGCTGACTTGATAAAGGAACATGGTTGGGAAGTGTTGGAAATTAATATTGCTGTAATGGAGGAATTCTAAATGAACTGGCTACCACTGATTGACCTACCATACGACTGCTCTTTCAACAAGAAAATGTTTGTGGTAAAAGGGGTTAACATTCCTATGAATAGTGGCAGTAAATACCAAACAGATCCCTATTGTGTTTGGGTGCAAATGGATGGTAGTCTTGCACGTTGGCCTCATGAGTTTGAACCTACTCATTTTTGTTTGTTGCCGGAGGATGTGTGAATAATTGGATCAAACTTGATGATCTACCGAAAGGTTTTTGGAAAGAATGCTTTATAGCTTGGACACGGCACGGACAAACAGAAGTTATAGATGGTGTTAAGATGGTTAGGAAGGTCGAACTGTACCCTCAGTGGTTTATGGAGACGGAGCGTGAGTGGGTTAGCTTTCAAGGATTTGCAGAATATCGTGTGATGATAGTAGAATATCCAACAATTACAGAGGAAGATTTTAAATGACACGCAGAGCACTAGAACTAGTTGGAACAGACATCACCCTAGAGCTGTCCAAAGTAACCGCTGTACGCACTAAACAACGTATGATTCACTTGGATGAATTGGCAGACGGAACTTGGCGAATGATTTACAATGGTGAACACATTCCAGACTTTACAAAGATTAGTGAAATTAAGATTATTCGGGAGGATTGAACAATGATCGAAATCAGTAAACTGAAGAAAGGTTCTCGTATCATCCGTCATTGGGCTGAAGGAGAAACTAAGACAAGTGATTTCATCGTCACTCAAATTGTCGAAGACGAGGATCTTGGTTGGATTGCTTACGCTGACTGGTCAGGTGATGATTACAGCACAACAATCCACGAAGCTGATCAACACAAATATGAGTACGGACGTAGACGAAATGATCGTCGTCCTAGACATTGGAAAGAGATTAAAGAGGAATTGATATGAAAGAACAATTCACAACTGTGTTTGTAATCCGTGAACTGTCTACAGGAAAACTTATCAAGTTTGGTAGTAAGTGTGGTTGGGCTACATCTGGAGCAGCTAAGAATGCCTTTGCCCTTCACATGCACTATAAATACCGTGACTATTTTACAGATGGTAAAGGGTTGTTTGATAGTCAAACTGATTACGTACTGGAGGAAATTAAATGAAAGTTTTCGTACTACAGTGTGCAGAGACAGTTGGAGATGTCTTCTTTAAGGGCTACAATCCATCTGTTAAGGATGTTGAATGGACAGGTGTACTAGAGCGTGCTTGTTTTTGGATGGATGAAGAATGTGCAGAAATTCAAGCCCTTAATCTAATAACCAATCATGGTTGTGGGTGGATAGTTGTAAGTAAAGAGATTTATTAAATGACCACCTACCTAATAATCCACTTAATCCTAGGTTTCCTCGGAGCTATTATTGTAGCCAAGCTAGAACTGAATAAAGGACTTGATTTCACAATTCTTGATCTTGTCCTGTCAGTGTTACTGGCTGTAATGATTGGACCATTCTTGTTTGGGATTGCTGTCTTGTATTCTTTTGGTGAACCCAGTAAAGTGCTGATTAAGGGAGAGAAGAAGTGACAACTAAAATCTTGTTTTCGGAACAATATGATGGTGAAAGTATTGTTGATGTACATCGGGATTTCTCTGAGCTTTGGGATGAGATGTTTAACCCTGTTATGTCGGAGATTCCTTCTGAGGATGGTTTCTGGAGGGGAACTTTTAAAGTAACAGTTGAGTGGAGTGAAGAAGCAGAATGAAAGTACACGAACTAATCACAATCCTGCAATCACTTGACCAAGAAGCTGTAGTTAATCGGTATGAATACAGCAATGGTTGGGGAGATGACTGGAAACCTATTACAGATGTTGATCAAGACTCTTCAGGCTCTTGGGATCATGATAACAACTGTGCAATTTATGAGGTTTATATTCAATGACAGCCGTATTTAGTCAGGAACTCCTATCCAATTCCATCTTCAAATGGGAAGACTTGGCGGGAAAAGAGCTACTAATTCGTGTCGGAACGTATCCTGATGAGCTAGGTAAGGGTGAACATATTTGTGTGATTGGTGTGGAGAAAACTACCGGTAAATGTTATGTTTTGGTTAATGAATTGCGGAGGTTTGGAGAATGAGCAAATACTACAGCGAAGATCCAGAATATTCACAAATGTCTTTTTCTGAGAAAACTATTCGCGACAAATTAGAAGCTATCCTAGAGTCATACAGCCATAATCTGAATTACAGCTACACTTGTTCTGATGAGTATGGTGTACCTGAAGATCGATTTGATGACGTAGCGGAGAAAATCATGGATGTGTTCAATATGTGGGATGATGATAAATGAATACCAAAGCACAATGGATTGACAAGTTTGAAGAACGTCTTTGGGAACACCACACATGTGATTGGGATACAGGTAATAGGATTCCTGATTATCCCTTACAGTTGGCAGTAGCCTATTTTGATTGGGGAATTGACGGTCAACCAGAGGAAACGGTTGATGAAGCCTTCACACGTTATTTGGAGATTTTAGAATGAGCATAGCAATCGGACTTTATTTTGTATTAGCCCTCTGTGTGTTTTGTGGCTTGGTTTATGAGGTGAAAACACGTATAAACTACTATGAATACCAGACTGAGAAAGATGTGCTAAAGATGTTTGCACTAGCACTTTTCTGGCCATTAACACTGGTTTACATCATGATTATGCTTAGTGCTGAAGAGATGGCTAAGTGGATTAATAAAGGACATTGAGATGACCCAACATAAACAAACAATTCTCGACACTATCACCCTCCTCCAAAATGCTAAACATTTGTTGGAGAAAGAGCTAGAATATGACTACAGTGTGACAGACGATATTGAGAAAATTATTGAAGCGCTTGAATTTGATGCGCATGAAATGCTGGGAGAAGAATAATGTACACAATTTACTATCTAAGAGAATCTTTTGGCAAGACCAAGAAAATGTATCTAGTTGACCTTCCAGACGAGGACAACTGGCTAAGTGGTGTTGGATTTCAAAGTGATAAACGTGCAGCCGGAACGTGCCCTACAGTTGAAGATGCAGAGAAAGTAATTGCTTGGCTAAAAGAAGATCCAAACGATAAACGAGAATACCTTACGGAGCAAGAATAAATGGCTATGGACTGCAACCTACCATCAGAATGTGATTGTGAACTGTGTGAATACTGGGGTGAAAATGGATGGGACGTATCTCGCACACATGATTGGCAACGTAAACAAGATAGTGATGAGGATGAAGAATGATTACTTATAAAAACATTACTATGGTCAAATGTAGCTCTGGTGACTGGGAGGGTTTGTACCTTGACAATGAATTGTATTGTGAGGCTCACAGCATTCCTACACACGACATCTTTGACTTGATTAACAATCACCACATTCAAGAAGCTAAGTCTTTTGAAGTGAATGAAGAGTACGCTGAGGATGTAGTTGAGTATCATGGAGGTTATCCACAATATCTTAGTGAGATTCCTGAAGAGGTTAGAGTCTAATGTCGGTCTTCAGTAAGTGTCAGGGCACAAACTGCCCACGAAAGGAGCTTTGCTATCGGTATTTGGTAGAGGCAGCTCCTAAATACCAACCGTGGATGTGTATGGAAGCCTCGATTAAAGATCCTGAAAAGGAATGTAAATTCTTTATTCATAACGAGGAGAAACCTGATGACTAAGACTGAATGGCAGATTAGCGGAGATAATATCCTATTGTTTTTATTTTACTCTAAAGAGAGTGAAACAGGGGGAATGTCAGGAGGTTGCTCCATGGTTATAGGCTCTGAAAAGATTCAAACTGATATCATGAAGCAGAAAAAGGTAATGTGGACAAAGGCAACTAAAATCTATAATATAGGGGAGTACGCAGAATGATTACCGATACAGAGCGCCTTGACTTTCTAATTAAACATGAAGCACATATCGGTTGGTGCAGAGACGGAGAATATTGTGATGTCTATCAATCAGATTGGGAAGACGGTTACAGTGGAATGAATAAACCGGGACAATTTTTCACTGATCCGCGTACAGCCATTGATGAAGCAATTAAAAATAGGTCTTGACATCATCCTTTCAACCCACCATAATCAACACACAAGACATGGCGTTGAAAGCGCTGAAATGAATGAAATAGATATGTAATGTAGGGTATTATAGGAGAGAAGGGTATGAAGATTGAAGGCTTGAAACCAACGCATGTTGATATGCACACAGGGATGGATTATGCAAGGCATGAGGGAGTTTGGTACTTTGTAAAACCACTAAGCTTCAATGGTCTGGATTATGAATGGACTGAAAGTTATGATTATAACAATGACTCTGAAAACATTGAACTTTTTCTGAAGGAGTTGAAATAATGTCAGTTAAAACTAAGCGCGTGAGTGTAGGTAAACGTCCATCTGCTGAACAAATTCAAGATGCAAAACGTTGGGAACAATTCATCATTCACAGCGGTATTCAATTCGAAGACTTGTCTAGTGAGTGGGTAGAATTCTTTGATGCACAGGCTGAAATTAGTACAGCACAGGTAGAACTTGTTCGGCTGATTGATTTGGCTATTGAAAAGGATGAGAAGAAATGAATTGGAAACCAATAATTGACTTGCCATATGAATGCTCTTTCAACAAGAAAATGTTTGTTGTAAAAGGTATT